AGCCGACGGCCCTCTCCGAATCCGCGGGCGTGGTCTGGGACGAATTGGCCCCGATTTGCCTCGCCATGGGCACCTTGACCACCGCCGACGTGCGGGCATTTGCCACGATGTGCGAACTTCAGGCGACGTTCACCGCGGCGATGGTGGCGAAGGGCGGGCCGGCGTTCGATGCCCGATTGGAGCGGGACACGGCCAACGCGCTCAGGCCGTGGGTGGCCCTGTTCGGGTTGGAGCCGGTGAGCCGAGCGCGGATCTCAGTGCCGAAGAAGCCAGACGAGCCGGTGTCGAAGTGGGCGGGGGCGCTCAAGTGAGGGCGGAAACGCAGGCGGCTAGAGCGGTGCGGCTCATCAACCAACTCACGCACACGAAGGGGCCGTTTGCGGGGCAACCGTTCAACCTGCGGCGCCCGTGGCAGGTGGGTATCGTCAAGCGGATGTTTACGACCCGCCGGGACGGCTTGCGGCAATACCGGACCTGCCTCCTGATGTTGCCGCGGAAGAACGGCAAGAGCGAACTGTGCGCAGCGCTGGCGATTTACTTCCTGCTCTTTGATGGGGAGATTGGCGCGGAAGTCTACAGCGCGGCCTCGGACAAGGACCAGGCGGCGCTCGTGTTCAACGTGGCGGCGCAAATGATCCGGAACGATCCGGAACTGCTGGCCCAGTGCGAAATTATCGATTCCCAGAAGCGGATCGTGCATCGGAAGTCGGGCAGCTTCTACCGGGCCATTTCGGCCGAGGCCTACAGCAAGCACGGGTTTAACGCCTCGGTCGTCATCTACGACGAACTCCACGCGGCCCAGAACCGGGAACTCTGGGACGTGCTCTCCACGAGCCAAGGCGCACGGGCGCAGCCCTACATGATCGCGATTACGACGGCCGGCTATGACCGGCACTCGATCCTCTGGGAACTCTACGCGCACGCGAAGAAGGTGGAAGAGAACCCGAGCCTCGATCCGACCTTCCTGCCGATTCTGTATGAGGCGCCGGTCGACGCGGACTGGACCGACGAAAAAGTGTGGAAGAAGGCGAACCCGGCCCTCGGGGACTTCCGGAGCCTGGAGGACATGCGGATCGCGGCGGCACGGGCCAAAGAGATCCCGGCCCAGGAAAACACGTTCCGGCGGCTGTATCTCAATCAGTGGACGGAGCAGGCCGCGCGGTGGATCTCGATGCCGGCCTGGGATGCGTGTTGCGTGACGGAGGCGGCATGACCCGAGCGGAGTATCGACAGCGGTTGCTCGGCCGGCGCTGTTACGTCGGGATGGACCTCAGCTCCACGAAGGATTTGACGGCCACGGTGGCGGTGTTTCCGGACGAGGACGGCTTCGACGTGCTGGCCCAGTTCTTTGTGCCGAAGGACGCCATCCTCGAACGGTCGCGACGGGATCGGGTGCCCTACGACCAATGGGCGCGCGAGGGTGAGTTGGTCGTCACACCTGGGCCTACGGTCGATTACGAGGCAGTGCGCCAGCGGTTGAAGGACTGGGCGGCCGAGTTCGACGTCCGGCACATTGCGTTCGATCCGTGGAATGCGACCGACCTCGTCACGCGGCTCCAGGAGCAGGACGGGTTCGACTGTATCCCGATGCGGCAGGGCTTCGCGAGCCTGTCCGCCCCGACGAAGTCACTCGAAAAGGCCATTCTCTCGCGCACCCTGCGCCACGACGGCCACCCGATTCTGCGGTGGAACATCAGCAACGTGTCGGTCGAAAGCGATCCGACGGGGAACCTCAAGATCTCGAAGAAGGTGTCCACCGAACGCATCGACGGCGTGGCGGCGCTCGTCATGGCGGTCGATCTCATGGAGCGGAACCGGCACGCCGTGGAGCCGAGTTACCAGATGTTTGTGCTAGGTGGGGGCGCATGAGTCCACAGGTGAATCGCCGCGGCCGTCCGTCCGTCTCGCCGAAAGAGGCCTCGACGGACGTGCATCTCACCATGTCCGAGAGCCTCTATGACCGGGCGTATCAACGCGCCGCCCATCAGCGGGTGTCGGTGCAAGACGTCATCCGGCAAGCACTCGCCAAGGATTTAGAAACCCAAAATAGACGCCCGTAAGCGGCCTCCGTAGCATTGGGGCCACCCCATGTTTAGTAGGGCGTATTCCCTTCTCGACAACCTCAAGACGCTCGACGAGGATCAGCGGATCATCGAAGGCCTCGCCTCGACGCCGGAAGTCGATCGCGCGGGCGATGTCGTCGTGCCGGAAGGGGCGACGTTTAACCTCCCGATGCCGTTATTGTGGCAGCATCAAGCCGACCAGCCCATCGGCAACATTCTGAGCGCGACCGTCACCAAGGGCGGGATCAAGATTCGCGCGCAGATCGCGAAGGACATCGGCCTCCCTGAAATTGAGCGCGCCTGGCGACTCATCAAGTCCGGCCTCGTGCGCGGCTTTAGCATTGGCTTCAAGGCCTTGGAGATGGAGCCGCTCAACGCGAAGGATCCCTGGGGTGGGCAGAAGTTCACGAAGTGGCTCTGGCTCGAAACCTCGGCCGTGACCATTCCGGCGAATGGATCGGCCAGCATTTCGCTCATCAAGTCGATTGATACGGCGCAACGCGCCACTCAGCCCTCCTATGGGGGCCTCGATAAACAACCCTCGCCTTCCTATGTGGGCGGCTCCCAACAGAAGGAGTCGCGCATGGCGACACCCATTGGCGATCAGATTACCTCGGCGATTGCCGAGTTGCAGACGAAGCACGCCCGACTCGAAGAACTGAACACGCGGGAGACGGCGGACGGCAGTCTCGAGGAGCACGAAGTCGGCGAGCGCAACGCGCTGTCCGGCACGGTCGTGTCCCTGGCCGGTAAGGTCAACAGCCTCAAGGCGCAAGAAGCCGCGCAGGCCGCAATGGTTCGCACGGTGGTCGTCAAGGCCCCCACGGGCGACGTGCGCGAGACGCATCAACCACAATCGCATGTGGTCATGGGCGACGCGCCGGAGCAGAAGTTGCCCCCCGGCATCGAACTGTCCAAATACGTCATCTGCCGCGCGGCGGCGCTCCGGACGGGCGTTTCGGCGTTGGAGTTGGCGAAGCATCACTTCCCCGGCCTGACGCGTATTCAGGCGCTCTTGAAGGAAGTCGTGCCGGCGGGCAGCACGCTCGACTCGACCTGGGCGGGGCCGTTGGTCTACCCGACGAACCTCGTGAGCGAGTTCATCGAGTATCTCCGACCGCAGACCATCATCGGCCGTATCGACGGGATGACGCGCGTGTCCTTCAATTCCCGCATCGGCGGCGAGACGTCGGGCGGGGCGGGCTACTGGGTCGGGCAGGGCAAGGCGAAGCCCTTGACCAAGGGCGATTACAACGAGACGACCATCCCGTTCACGAAGGTCGCGAACATCGCGGTCCTGACGGACGAGTTGGTGCGGTTCTCCAGCCCCTCGGCCGAGGCGCGGGTCCGGAGTCTCTTGGTGCGGGCGCTGCAGGAGAGGTTGGACATCGACTTCATCGATCCCGCCAAGGTGGCGGTGTCCGGTGTCTCCCCGGCCTCGATCACGAACGGCATCGCGAATCTCAATGCCTCTGGTGTGACGCTCGACGCGGTCGACGTGGACGTGCAAGCCCTGATGAATTCGTTCATCTCGGCGCACATCATGCCGACACACTGGATCATGCCGAACAGCGTCGCGCTGGCGCTGTCGCTCATGCGGACGTCGCTCGGCGCCTATGCCTTCCCGACGATCAACATGAACGGCGGCACGTTCTACGGGTTGCCGGTCGTGACCTCGCAGTATGCGATTCTCGGCACGCCAGCGAACAACCTGATCGTGCTGCTGGCGGCGCCGGAGATCTTCTTGGCGGATGACGGCGGGTTCTCGATGGACCTGAGCCGCGAGGCGTCGCTCGAGATGGACGATGCCCCGGTCATGGATGCCGGATCGCTCGGATCGCCCGCTGGTGCGACCGGATCGGTGGTCGTGTCGATGTTCCAGACGAACAGCGTCGCGCTGCGTTGCGAACGCTACATCTACTGGACGCGTCGGCGCAATGCTGGCGTGGCCTGGATGGACGACGTGCAGTGGTCCGCGGGCACCGCATAGGAGCCTGACGGCGTAACTCGGACGCGCATCCGTTGGGGTATCACCAGCGGGTGCGCGTTTGTCATATGTGAGGGTGGATGTTCAACGGGATATGGCTGGTCGCCTCGGAGCCCTTGGAGATTCAGGGCCGCGAGATTGCGACCGGCGAGCGGTTTCAAATCTCCCGCATCCACTCGGGCGCGCTGCTCGCACAGGGCCGCGCCACGGTCGCGCCCAAGCTCCCGCCTGAGCCTGTTTACCATCCGTTGATTGGAGTCTCTCCGCTCTACGCCTGCGGAGTCGCGGCCTTGCTCCAGCCTGAACCTATTCCCGAGACGCCCGCACCACGGCGGCGACGGCCGCGCAAGATCACCACCGCCACGATCGACGCCGAGACCCCGTCGGTCCCTGAGCCGTCGCGCACCTATCAGCGGCGGGATCTGGAGCCGGAGCCGTGAGCGAGACGGGCGTAGTCGGCGCGGTGCTTCCACCGCCTACCGGTCGAGCGGTGGACATTCCTGATCCGAGCGGTAAGTATGTTGAGCGTAAGCCGTCCCGTGCGGCGGAACTACTCTTATCCGCTATTACGTGGCTGTTTATCTGTGCCTTCGCAGGCGCGGCGGTGATGACGGCTGGTGTATTCATCCTGGCTGGTGTCGGGTGGGCGCTGATCGCGGTCGGTGTGTTCCTCTTCGCGGTAGCAGGGTTGATCCGGACAGGTATCGTGAATGGCTAACGTCTCGCTCGTGCGGGCGATGACGACGGCCTTAACCGTCAAGGCGCCCGTCGCGGCGATGAGTCCCGCGAATAGTGCCGGCCTCATGGTGGGGTCGCGCGGCGGCTGGCATTCGATTGTTGGCGTTGTCCGCGAGGGGTTCACCGGGGCGTGGCAGTGCAACATTGAGACGCCCCTCTGTGACCTCTTGCAGCATCCGACCGTCTTCGCCTGCCTGCGCCTCATTTCCGGCGACGTCGCGAAGACCCGCTTTGAACTCGTGCGGGAAGAAGAGAACGACGTCTGGGCGCCGACCGAGAATCCGGCCTTTTCGCCCGTCCTGCGGCGCCCGAATCACTATCAGGCGCCGTTTCACTTTCGCATGGTGTGGATGCTCTCGAAGCTCATCCACGGCAATACCTACGCCCTGAAACAGCGGGACGCGCGAGGGGTCGTGACGGACCTGTATGTGCTTGACCCGGCGCGCGTGAAGCCGTTGGTGGCGCCGGATGGCTCCGTCTTCTACGAACTCAACACCGACAACCTCTCGCAACTCCCGGAGGCGGTCGTGGTCCCGGCGCGTGAGATCATGCACGACCTCTGGAACCCCTTCTACCATCCGCTCGTCGGGATCTCGCCACTCTATGCCTGCGGGATTGCGGCCATGCTCGGCCTGAAGATTCAGGCGAATAGTGCGAGTTTCTTCGCGAATGGGTCGCAGCCTGGCGGCATCCTGACGGCGCCTGGCAGCATCACACAGCCAACAGCGGCGCGGCTCAAGGAAGACTTTGAGACAAATTTTGGTGGTGTGAACCGAGGGCGCGTGGCGGTCATGGGCGACGGGCTGACGTATGAGCAATTAGCCGAATCGGCAGACAAGTCGCAACTCAACGAGCAGTGGTCGTCGGCCTGTGAGGCCATTGCGAACGCCTTCGGGGTGCCGTGGTATCTCGTGGGCGGACCGCAGCCACCCTACAACAACATTCAGGCGCTCAACGTCCAGTATTACACCCAGTGCCTCCAGCCGTTGATGACGTCCTTCGAGTCCGTCATGGATCACGGGCTCGGGCTGGCGCCGGATAAGGTCGGCGGCGTGCGGCTCGGGACGCAGTTCAATGTCACCGACCTGCTCCTGATGGACTCGTCGACGATGATGGACGTCATCTCGAAGGGCGTCGGGTCGGGCGTGTTGACGCCGAACGAAGGCCGCGCGCGGCTCAACCTCGGGCCGATGAAGGGCGGCGGGACGCCGTATCTGCAGCAGCAGAACTGGAGCCTTGCGGACCTGGATGAGCGGTCGAAGAATCCCATCCTGACACCGCCGACCCCGACGCCTGCCCCCGCGGAGCCTGAAGAGGACGACGAGGACGACGTCGAAGCGGCCTTCGCGGTGAGCCTGCGCAAAGAGTTGGAGTTGACTTCGTGACACCGACAGACCTGGCGATGCTGACGAAGGCGATGGGGCCGGTGATTCGGGAGTATGCCGCGAAGGAAAATGCCGCCCTGCGCGCGGAGAATGCGGCGCTCGTGGCGCGGGTGACGGCGTTGGAAGTCCTGAAAGTGCAGACGCCTCGGGATGGGCGCGATGGCAAGGATGGCATCGACGGCCGGAACGGTGAGAAGGGCGAGCGCGGCGAGAAGGGCCTGGACGGGGTCAACGGCCGCGACGGGGTCGATGGCAAGGATGGCGCTGCGGGCCTCAATGGCAAGGACGGCGCTCCTGGCGCTCCCGGCATGGACGGAATGAATGGCAAGGACGGCGCTCCTGGCGCTCCCGGCATGGACGGAATGAATGGCAAGGACGGCGCTCCCGGCCTGAACGGGAAAGATGGTGCGGACGGCCTCAATGGCAAGGACGGTGCCCCGGGCCTGAACGGGAAAGACGGTGCGCCAGGTTTGAACGGCAAGGACGGCACTGTTGGCGACCGTGGCCTCCAAGGCGAGAAGGGCCTCGACGGTATCGCCGGCCGTGACGGCCGCGACGGTGCCCAAGGGCTCCCCGGCCTGCAGGGCGAGAAGGGCCTCGACGGGCGCCACGGGATTGACGGGATGCACGGCAAGGACGGCACGAACGGGATCGACGGCCTCGGGTTTGATGACTACGACCTGTATTTAGACGAGAAGCGCGGCTTTGTCTTCCGTCTCAGTCAAGGCGACCGCGTGAAGGAATGGGTGCTGCCTATTCCGTTCTATACGGGTGACTACGAACCTGGCAAGGAGTATCCGGCTGGCGCATCCTTCGCGTTTGATGGCAGCACTTGGGTGGTCAAACAGAAGACGAGCGTCAAACCTGAGCATGGGTCGCCGCTCTGGTGGATTTCGAGTCGCCGCGGCAAGCAGGGCAAGGAAGGGAAGCAGGGAAAGGACGGCAAGGACGGCCAGAACCATACCTCTATCGACCCGGCGACAGGACGGACATGGTAAAGCGCCTAATGGTGTTCGCCTCGGTGCCACGGCTCTTGGAGGGCGGGACGGTGCTCGTGATGGGCTCAGGCCCCTCGCTCAATCAGTCTGACGTCGACCTCGCGCGCGCGCATGTCTCGGCCGTGATCGCGGTGAACGATAGCTACAAACTGGCACCGGACGCGGACGTGCTCTATGCGGCCGATGCCCGCTGGTGGGGCTGGCATAAAGGCGCGGTCGCACACGTCACGGGCGGCGGGGTGAAGTATCCCGAGTTCACCGGCCGGTATAAGTATGCGCTCGCTGCCGTCCCCGGCTACCCCGACGTGCAGGTGCTCCGCCGTGGGCCGCAGACCGGCCTGACATTGGACCCGGCGCGCGTGGCGCTCGGCCTCAACGGGGCGTATCAGTCCATCAACGTCGCGGTGCATCTCGGGGCCTCGCGGGTGATCTTGCTCGGCGTGGACATGCAAGGCGGGCACTTCTTCGGCCGGCACCCGAACAATAGCGGGCCGCCGTTCTCCATGTGCCTACAGCGCTTCGAGACGCTGGTGGCGCCGCTCAAGACGGCGGGCGTCGAAGTGCTGAACTGCAGCCGGAAGACGGTGCTCAAGGCCTTTCCGCGCGTGGACCTCGAAGACGCGCTCGGCATTCGGGAAGAGATCGCGGTATGAGGATTCCGCTGGCGACGGTCGCGGACCCGTTACAAGTAGAACGCGTGCGCTCGCTGCTCCAGGGCCGCGCGTGTGTCGTGGTGGGCTCGGCGCCGCTCAAGGCGTCCGCTGCGGACGTGGACGAGTCCGAGGTAGTGATCGCGGTCAATGGCGGCATCTCCAGCGTGGCGCGGCCTGTGGACCTGTGGGTCGTAGCGAGCCGGTCGGTCGATAAGCCTGGCAGCGGCAAGATCAAGCCACTCCACCGGACGATGCTGCAACAGGCCAAGGGCAAGACGGCCGGGCATGTGCTCATGCTGCGTGGCCCGAAAGAGGCTAGCGAGCAAGACACCCTCGCGGCGTTGGCGCAGCTCCACGTCTGCTATCGAACGTGGTCGGTGCTCGACAAGCCGACCAAACTCTGGATGGAGAAGTCGACCTGTGCGCGCATGGAGCGGGAGCCGTGCTCGTCGGGCATCCTGGCGACGGCGATCGCCCTCTGGTGCGGGGCCGAGTCGGTGCGGCTGGTGGGTTTCTCGCTGAAGCCGGGCTATCAATACATCACGAATCAGCCACCGCAGAACTGGTGGCGGAACCACGTCGCGGCCGACCGGCGGGCGCTCAAGGCGCTCAGTGCGCGCTATGGGGCGACGTTGTCGGGGTCGATTCTCGAGTCGGTGGCGGCGTGAAGAGCGTCATCTTTTTGGGCAAGCGGAAAGCGGCCGGATCGCCGACGAAGCAGTGGCCCGGGGCCACGCTCTGGGGCACGACGCACTCCAACCAGAAGTATGCCAAGCGGTATGGCACCGTCGATGACTGGGATGCGTGGTTCGATCTGCACCCGTTTGAGCGCAGTCAGTCCTATGACGGCATCAAACGCAAGCGACACGCGACCTACCGCTGGTATCAGACGTTGCCGGGGCCGGACCAGCCCGGGTATCGGCCGCTGTGGCTCGCCGAACTCGACCCGACGATTCCAGCTGGCGTGCTGTTCCCGAAGGAGCGCGTCCTGGACGCCTTCAAGATTCCCGGCGAGGGTCACGGGTGGTTTACCTGCCAAGTCGACCTAATGATGGCCTACGCCATCCTCGAAGGTTACGAGCACATCATCCTGCACGGACACGGAGTCAGCCGAGAGCAGCAGCACATGATCGCGCACGTCGGAGTCGTTTACTGGATCGCCATGGCGCGCGAGCGCGGGATCAAGGTCACGGTCGTCCCGCCCTCGTGGTATATCGCGCCGCGACATCCGTATGGCGTGACCACGTCCGGCCCATGGGGGTTGCGCCCATGAGCAAGTGGCTCGCGCAATCGAAAGAAGATCGGGCAGCGGCGCGCATCTTCCGCCGCATCGGCACCACCAATCAGGTCGCCGTCGAGTTCGGCGCGGCGGACGGCTGGCGCAAGTCGAACACGGCCTACTTCCGGGCGCGTGGATGGACGGTGCATCTGTTCGACGTGGAACCCTTGGACGCCATCGTGCGGCAAGCGGACATCACGGCCGAGAACGTCAATCAGGTGTTTCGGAGCGCTGGCGTCCCGAAAGAGTTTGACCTGTTGTCGATCGACATCGACGGCAACGACCTGTGGGTGTGGAAGGCCCTCACGTCTCGGCCGCGGGTCGTTATCATCGAATACAACCCGAAGTGGTCGGCCTCGAAGTCGCGGACGGTGCCTTACGACCCGGACCGGCGGTGGGACGGGACCAACTTCTACGGTGCAAGCGCCCTCGCCCTGACCCGCGTCGGGCTCGAGAAGGGTTACGACCTCGTGTCCTGGACGCGCTCGAACCTCATCTTTGTGCGGAATGGCCTCCAGCCGTCGATCACGCCGTCTGCCGTAAATCGTCCGATCAAGCGCAAGCGGCCGGACCCTGAGCAGCGCAAGTGGGCGGTCTATCCATGACGCCTGACCTCCAGATCGTGCGCGACACGCGCGAGGCCATCACGGCACTCGGCAAGCGGCGCGGCCCGATCATCGTGGGGCCATGGCTCAGTGAGATTGGCTTCGAGCTGCTCTACTGGATTCCGTTCCTGCGGTGGGCGGTCGCGTTCGGGCACCTGCACCGTGAGGATTTGTGGATTGTCTCGCGCGGGGGGTGCCGCTCCTGGTATGCGGACCTCAGCCCGAACTATGTCGACGTGTTTCAGTTCTATCCGCCCGATCGGTTCCGGCAGAAGAACGAGAAGCGCATGGCCGAGCAGGCGGCCTGTAGCGGGGTGCGGCACGGGCGCCCGTCCACCAAGCAGCACATCGTCTCGACGTTCGACCGTGACATTCTGCGGCACGTCGAGCAGGTGGCGGGACTCTCGGATACGCGGCTCCTGCATCCGTCGCTGATGTATGCCGTGTTCCGGCCCTTCTGGCGGCGCAAGCTCCCGAACCTCTACCGGCAGATGGCGGTGGCGAAGCGGTTGCACCCGCCGGCACCTGCCGTGGACTTGCCCGCGTCGTATGTGGCGGCGAAGTTCTACAACTCGATGGCGTGCTCGAAGAACCATCTCCATACGCAGATGGTCAATGACATCGTGCGGGCAGTCGTGGCGACGACAGATGTCGTGTTGCTGCATAGCGGCACGCAGTATGACGACCATGGGGAGTTTGACGTGGCCCCGCATCCACGCGTGCATCGCGTGCCGATGGACCCCGTGACGAACCTCGACACGCAGACGGCCATCGTCGCACGGGCCAAGGGCTACATCGGGACGTATGGCGGCTTTGCGTATCTGGCGCCGTTCCTCGGA